TCTCATGTATTGCTCAGCAGAAAGGCATTGAACTGTTACATCCGAGTAGAACATTCATAGCTTATGAGGGTAATGAAGGGATGAAACCTCATGCAGAATCAGTATGTTTAATTTCTAATGGATAAATATTGCACAAAATCAATAATTAATATACTATAAGATGACAGAAGAACAATACAATGAATGTCAAAAGTACAGAGGGGTTATAAATCTCTTTGTTACTTCAGGACAATGTATAGGAGGATTAGATGGGTTATTTGATTACTATGGTGTAAGAGGTCAAGACAGATCATGTCCTTCCTGCATCAGTCAGTTCTTACTTAACAGACATTCTGAACTAATACAATACGAACAAGATAACAATCTGTAAGGTAGCATGATAACAATCTGTAAAGTATGTGCTATAATGGATCAGAATATCATTCCGAAAGAATGTGAATGGTGTGAGTTATGCTCTTCGTTCATCTGTAAAGAATGCAAACCTAATCTTATAAGAAGAGGTATGGCAATGATAAAATTAAAACTTAGTATTAATGGAAAGTAAGTTTGAATCTTATTCAGATTATCCCGATAGCGTAAAAAATAACGCAAAGTCTGCTCTCGATTATGCAAATAAGAATGGGTGGGGTTCATGTGGTACTGAGGTAGGTAAGATCAGAGCGAATCAGTTAGCCAAAGGAGAACCTATATCGGTTGATACTATACAGAGAATGTACTCATATCTTTCAAGACATGAAGTTGATCTTAATAGTTCAAAGACTTATTCTGATGGATGCGGTAAGTTAATGTATGATTCATGGGGTGGTTTATCTGCTAAGTCCTGGTCACATAACAAGCTGAAAGAGTTAGGTCTTATTGAGATGGTTGATGAATCCTTCGCTGATGAGAATAGGGTATCGTTCAATTATGATAATACTCTATCAACAGCCAAAGGTCAAGAACTTGTTAAGAAGAAGATTAAAGAGGGTAAGATAGTATACATTATATCATCGAGACATTTTGTATCTTCAATGATGAGTACAGCGAAAGAGTTAGGTATTCCATTAAGAAGAGTATTTGCAATGGGAAGCAATCAAGCAAAGATTAAGAAAGTATATAAGTTAAAGGTATCAGAACATTACGATAGAAATATGGATGTTGTTAATCAGTTAAAAGGAATAGGGAAGGTAATATAATGGCAGCACCAAAGATAAACTACTTTAAGTTAGGTAATAATGGAGGGAGACCTCGTATCTATCCTACACCTGAATTATTAGAAGAGAAGTGTATTGAATACTTTGAGTATTGTGTTACTGAGAAGCAGATAATAACTATTACAGGATTATGCTTATACTTAGGTATACATAGAGATACTTTGAATGGATGGAGAAAAGAAAGTAATCAGTTTTCCGACACAATAAAAAGAGCAATCGACTGTGTACTCATAGCATACGAGACCAAGTTAGATACGTTTACCTTTGGTGGTGCTATCTTCGCCTTGAAGAACATCGATAAAGAGAACTGGAAAGATAAGACAGAGCAAGAAGTAAACCAAACCAATACAAATGTCACAGCCAGTTTCGGTGCAACTGTACAGTCCCCATCAGAATCAGCAGATGATTCACGAATCGATAGCTAATGGACATCATAAGTACTATGTGTTATCTATCGGTAGACAGTTCGGCAAATCTTTGTTGGCTGTCAATCAGGTACTATATTGGTTTTTTAATGTACCGAACTGTAAGATAGGATGGGTATCACCAATCTACAAACAATCAAAGAAAGTATTTAAAGATATAGAGAATGCCTTTGCAGAGAATCCACAAGTATTCAAGAGTAAGAACGGAACTGAACTTACTTTTAGTTCGCATAAAAATAGTACTATTGAGTTCTTCAGTGCTGAGCGGTATGATAATATTCGTGGGTTTACCTTTGACTATCTGGTATGTGATGAGTTCGCTTTTATGGACAATGAGGCATGGACTGAGGTACTTCGTGCAACAGTTCTTGTTCGTGGCAAGAAAGTTCTACTAATATCAACACCAAAGGGTAAGAATCACTTCCATCAGATATTCAACCTTGAGAATCAGAACAGTCAGTACAAGTCCTTTCAGATGACATCGTATGATAATCCATTAATCAATCCGACTGAGATAGATGATGCGAGATCAACATTACCTGATCATGTGTTTCGCCAGGAGTACATGGCTGAGTTCGTGGATGGTGGTGCAGGACTATTCAATGATCTAACATTGATCACCAAATCAGATAGAACTAATCGGATGTATGCAGGATTAGATATAGGTAGAGCAGATGACTATACTGTTCTGTCAGTATTCAATGAGACCGGAGAGATGCATTACATTGAGAGATGGAATAAAGATACCTGGTCAAATATCATCGGCAAGGTAATAGCAAGAATAAACGAGTTTAGCTGTAGCACATTTGTTGAGGTGAATGGTATCGGTGATCCTATCTTTGAGCAGCTAAGAGATAGAGTGAATGATAGTGGTTTAATTATACCATTCCTTACCACATCAAAGAGTAAGCAGGATATTATTGAGCAGTTAGTAGTAGCGAATCAGAATAAAGAAGTAAAGATGTTAGATAGAGACTGGCTTATTAAGGAGTTAGAACTATTCACATACGAATATAATCCTAAGACTAAGTCAGTCAGGTACTCAGCACCTAATGGATTCCATGATGATGCTGTAATGGCAACAGCTATCGGATACCATTCCCTAAAAACAAATAAACATTCCGGTATTTATCATATTGTTTAAGTTGCACAAATCGATTCAATCTTATACTTATAGTTATGGAATGGAAAGATATAAACATTAAGCAGTACCAGGATCTCTGCAAAGAGATTGATGAGGATTATACTGATGATCTCGAAAGGTCAATCGGTATCCTGGCAACATTAACAGATAAGTCAATAGCTTACTACACCGATGAGATTCCGTTAAACAAGCTGAAAGAGAAGCTGATGGAAGTAACATTCATTAAGGAGAAACCAAAACAACAGAAGATACATTCAAAGGTAAGGATAGGTAAGAAACGATTCCGATTCAATCTTAACATGCGTAGTGTATCAGCAGGTCAGTACATTGACTTAACTGAACTTGTAAAGGATAAAGAGAAGATTAACGATAACCTGCATACATTCTTAGCGGTGTTATGTGAGGAGATCAATTGGTATGGTAAGAAGAAAGATACGATAGTAAGTGACAGAGCAAAGTATATCCAGGAGAACATGAGAATGCCGATGGTATTTAGTATGAGTGGTTTTTTTTTGTCGAATTATCAGCGATTAATAAAAGGTACAAGCGACTTTTTGGAATTGCAGATGAAGAAGCTGACGAAGAAAACGCAGGAAGCAACAGACCTGGCTTTGTCAAGCATTGGGGATGGTATTATACTTTAGACAATCTAAGCAATAACGATAGGACTAAGTGGGAGTATTTCTTAGAGATGAATGTGATTGAGTTCTTAAATTCATTGAGTTACTTTAAGGATAAGCAGAATTATATCAAGGAGCAGTTAGACCAACAGATGAAGAATGGCAGATAGTCCGAGACAGATATTAGAGAACTATAAGCAGATTATCATTGATGCCTTAGCTGATTCATTAGAGAAGAATGAAAGGGTAGCACAGGCAATGTTAAGACAGAGCATATCGATTAACATTAGATCATTTGCTACCAACATGGTGATGGAGATTAGTATGCTCGATTATTGGAAGTATGTTGATGGAGGAAGGAAGAAAGGTGCAAAGATGCCTCCGATTAATGCGATGTTGAAACACATAGCTAATAGAGGGATAAACTACAAAGGGATACAGAATAACTATAGGAATACAAAAGGTATCTTAGTAAAGAGGAAGAAACCATTAGCAAAGGAGAAAGCATTGAGAACATTGGCATATCTAATCGGTAGGAGCATATCAAAGAAGGGTATCAAACCGACTAACTTTGTGGATGAAGCATTTGATAATAACATATTAGATAACATGAGTAAAGACCTATCGACTGCATTAGGCAGAGAGATATTAATAGATTTCAATTTAGAATAAATGGCAATAACAGTAAGACAGCAACCGGCAAGTTTATTCCCTGCATACAATGATGCGGTGTATATTGTAACCTCATCCAATGTAGCACAACCTAACTTTAAGTTCGTAGCCGATATCTATGTGAATAGTGTGAAGGTAGATCGTATGTTGATCCCTCCACATCCAACAGAGTTAAGTGGTAAGGTAAACGTATCACCATTACTTGAGAGCAGAGTGAGTGTAGATATCTCAGCAGATGACAATAGGATACTACCGAATAACAATAGTAATGTATTATACGAAGTTAAGTTCGGTGAGGCATATGGATCAAGTGGAACAGTAGTATATCCGAATCTAACAACAGTATCAGGTAAGTATCTATGGAATGCTGTTGTAGACTATCCTACATTCTGTAACTACTCAAGTGGTGATTATATTAGTGAATTTTTAACAGAGCATCCATATGTAAAGGATGGAATGCAATTGATGGTAGATGATAATGCATGGCTGTATTGGAATAACTTTAACTTAGATACAAGCTATGTTAAGGTATTGACTTACAATAGTGCAAATACATTGATAGGTACATTTAAAATAGATAACAAATATACTACAAGTAGATTTCTGCGGATTCCGACTGGGCCTTATAACATCCTTAATATTCCCGATGCTCAGTTCACTTTAGGAGTTCAACCGATAATAACAGGTTCGGTAGCTTACTATATTGTTCAGACATTTAACAGTTCCAATGCAGCGTTATCGATTGATGCAAGATATAACATTGTCGATAATTGTTCACGATATGAGAAACGAAGATTGCAGTTCCTTAATGAGTTAGGTGGGTATGATACGTTTAACTTTACTTTAGTAAGTAAGGAGACAATGGATATAGAGAGATCAATATTTAAGAAAGACTTAGGTTCTTATGGTAGCAGCTTCTCATTTGTAAACAGTCCGAATGACAGAGCGTATTCACAATACCATACAAGGATTAAAGATAAGGTAAGCATTCAGAGTGATTGGGTAACAGAGGAGCAGTTAGCATGGTTAGAGCAGTTAGTTACTTCACCGGATGTTAGATTAGATGATGGCTTATATCTGATACCGATTAACATAACCAACACATCCTTTGAGAAGAAAAAGGTAGTGAATGAGAAGCTGTTTAATTTACAGTTAGAATATACATTGAGTTACGATAGATACAGACAAAGACTATAATGAGCAGAACAAAGATATTCTTACCAAGTAGCGGAAGCATTGATATGTATGATGATGTATCAACACCATTAAACTTCTCTATTGCTGATATTAGATATCCTGATAAGAGGAACAGTAACTACTCAAAAACCATTAAGATACCAGGAACAAAGAATAACAATCTCCTGTTTGGCAATATCTTCGATGTGAATGTTACTGATGGTAGCTTCAATCCGAATGCAAAGGTAAAAGGTATATTGACCATTGATGATGAGAATCAGATTAATGGGTACATTCAGATGCTATCGATTACCATCAATGATGATAGTAAGATTGAGTATGAGGTGATGATCTTAGGTAATGTCGGTAACATCTTCAATGCATTAGGTACTGCCGAATTGACTGCCTTAGATTTGAGTGATTATGACCATACCTATGATTATGCGACACAAGTAGCATCCTGGACTAATGATTATACAGATGGGTATTGCTATCCATTGATTGACTATGGATATGATAACGATCTGACTAAGGTAGATGTAGAGCATTTGTTACCTGCGTTATTCCTTAGAACTTATATCGATAAAATATTTCAGAGTGTAGGTTATACTTATACAAGTTCATTCTTTAATAGTGATTACTTTAAGAAGCTGATAGTTCCTGCCAATGGATCTAAATTATTACTAACAGATACACTATTAGCACCAAAGTTATTTGAAGCAAGGCAGACAGTTGAGACTAATGCAGCAGTAGATACTTATGGATCAACAAATGATTTCGATGTAATTTATAACAATGAGATCAGTGATCCATCAGGGCAATACAATCCGAGTACAGGTCAATTCATTTGTGCGGTAGGTGGTTTTTTTAGTTTTGGTGCTAATGCTGAGTACGTTGATAATGTTACGCCAAGTGTAGGTAATTTGTATTTCGGATTAAAAATAAAAAAGAGTACAAATGCAGGTGTAACATTCACTACAATAGCTGACGATTATATTACAACAGATGCATCTTCAGTAATGACAATCGGCATTACAAATATATTTTTAAATTCAGGAGATAGGATTAAAATTACAGCTGCATTTAGTAAGTTTTCTTATGGAGCAGATGGTTTTTCAGGTACATTAGGAGTTAATGGTGGTACATTCAAGAACCTTGTTCCAGTAACAGGTATTGTTGAGGGTGATACTTGTGTTATCAATCAAGCTGTTCCGTTAAAGATAAAACAGAAGGATTTCTTATTGTCAGTAATTAAGATGTTCAATCTATACGTTGATACTGATCCTAATAACGATAGTAATCTACTCATTGAAACAAGGGATGACTTCTATAGTTCAGGTACAAATGTAGACTGGTCTTATAAGTTAGATAATTCAAAGCCGATTGACATCAAACCAATGGGTGATTTGGATAACAAAGAATTTAACTTTACCTATACAGATGATACCGATTACTTCAATAAGAAGTATAAGGATACCTATTCTGAGACATACGGAAGATTTAGATATGTAACAGATAACGAGTTCTTAAGTGCAACAAGTGAGAACAAAGTAATATTTAGTCCTACACCATTGGTCGGTGACAATGCAAGTAATAGAATCATCTCCAGGATATGGGATGTGGATAGTTCAAATATTGTAAAGAGCAAAGCATTTAACATCAGATTGCTTTATAACGGAGGGGTAAAGACATCCAATGTATCATATCAGTATAATGGGAGAGTAAGCGGTGTTCATACTGTTACTCAGTACTTGTATGCAGGTCATGTAGATGAACCTACAAATCCAACATTAGATCTATCTTTCGGTGTTCCTCAAGAGATATACTACGAGACTGAATTATACACGAATAACAATATCTTCAATAGATTCCATAAGAAGTTAATAGATGAGATCACAGATAGAGACAGTAAGATACTTACAGCTTATTTTTATCTGAGACCATCAGATGTGAGAACATTAGACTTTAGGAATCAGTTTTACTTTCAGAATGATTACTTTAGACTTAATAAGGTATTTGATTACGATCCTTTGAAGAACGATGTAACGAAATGTGAGTTTATAAAGGTTAAAGATGCCGGTACATTTACACCAACATTACATACTATGCGAGGTGGTATTGGTTCGGCATTTGGTTTATCTAATGAGATTCCTCCAATCATCAACACATGGAACGCATCAACAGTAGATAACATCAGAATAACAGGTGGAGCGAGAGCAATGACCGGAGGAACTGGCAACATCTATGGAGACAATGTAAGAAGCTGCATTGTAAATGGTAATAGCAATGTAATCGGTAATAGTCAAGGTATAACCTTGTTAGGTAGTAGCGGATGTATTATAGGAGGAGGATTGAATAATGTAACATTGATTAACACATTTGATACTGAGATTACTGAGAGCAATTCGATGTATATCAATGGTGTGGTATTGAATGAGGATAGCTTAAACCAAACAAGCACAATAACCATTCCGAGTGCAAGTGTATTGACATTGTTTACTACACCTTACTTATTGATACCATCACCAGGAGCAGGATATTACATTCAGGTATTGACAGCAGCTTGTAAGGTATCTTTTAATACTACAGCATATTCAGTTAATACTACACTAAACATCTATACAGATACAGCTACAAGAGTTCAGCATTCATTTAGTAATGCGTTGAATGCTACACTAAGTAGAATTGCTGTATCGGCACAGCAAGGTATAAGTGCAGCAGCAGATACACAATTGATATCTAATAAGGGAGTATACTTAGTAACACAAACGGGTAATCCAACATTAGGCAACAGCGATATAATTATTTATTTAACCTATAGAATAATACAGGAATAATGGCAGACAAAGAAGTAGCGATAAAGATAAATGTAGATGCCGATGGTGGTGCGAAAAGTTTATCCGAGTTAAAGAAAGAGTTTAAGGAAACACAAAAGACCTTAGAAGGATTAACTATTGGCACGAAAGAGTATGTTAGTACATTACAAAGATTAGGCGGTATCAAAGATGATATAGGTGATCTAAATGATACTATCAAAACATTCAATCCCGAAGGTAAGATACAAGCATTCGGTAATGTTATGGGTGGTGTAGCTTCGGGTATACAAGGAGCAGTAGGTGCTATGGCATTGTTTGGGATAGAATCGGAAGAGACACAAAAAATGCTATTGAAAGTTCAAGCAGCAACCGCATTCGCTGAAGGAATTAAGGGGATTGTAGGATTAGGGGATTCGTTTAAGAATCTCCAGTTAGTATTAGGTAAAACAGCATTAGGGCAAAAACTTGTAACAGTAGGTCAATACCTTTGGAATGCGGCTTTAAATGCAAATCCAATAGGATTAATTATTGCAGGAATTACAGCTTTAATTGGTGCGTTTGCTTTACTATCTGTATCCTCTGAGGATGCCGCATTAAGCCAAGAAAGGTTAAACGAATTAGAAAAAGAAGCAGCAGAGAAATTAGATAAACATGTATCAGCTATTGAAAAAAAGAATGCCGTATTAAACAAAGCATCTGACTTTGAGATTCAATTATTAAAGGCAAAGGGAGCAACGGAGAAAGAGTTATTCGAAGCGGAAAAGAAAAGGGATGAAACGAGAAGGTTACAATTAATGTTTATTAAAGGAGTTAGGGATTTAAGTGCAGCCGAATCCGCTGAATTATTAGCATTAACACAAAAGCAAACATTGGCATCTGCTAAGATTATAGGAGATGCAAGAAAAGAACAAAAGAAAATAAATGACGCAGCCGCAGAAAAACAAAAAACAGCAGATGAAGAAAAAGCAAAGAAGGATTTAGAAAATCTTAGAAAAGCACAGGAATCATACGAGATTCATTTACAAAAATTAAAAGAAATAAAGGATAAAGCAGATGCAGATAAGAAGCTATTAGATGATAAAGCAAAAGCAGATGAGGCACAAGGTAATGCAGATGCTTTAGCTATTGCGGAAGAGTGGTTAAAGTCAAAAGCTGCTTTAGATGAATTCTATAATGCTCAAACATATGCAGGTCAGTTAGAGAATCTTCAGATACAGATGGATGCTGAATTAGCATTGGTCGAAGGTGATGAAGCAGCTAAGTTCTTAATAAGAGAAAAATATGCACAGAAAACTAAGGATTTAAATTTACAGATTGCAAATGCTACCTTAGAGATAGCACAGCAGAGTAATGATGCAATGCAAGGATTATCTGATCTTTTCTTTTCAGTTAAGATGGCTAACCTGGAGAAAGGTAGTGCAGCAGAATTGAAAGCAGCAAAGCAACAGTTTAAAGTTAATAAAGCATTAGCTATAACAAATGGTATCATATCAACCATACAAGGTGTTATTAATGCTCTTACTGCTACATCATCATTACCTGAACCATATGCAACAATCTTAAGAGTAGTAAGTGCAGTCAGTGTAGCAGCAGCAGGAGCAGCGAATGTAGCAAAGATTTCAGCGACACAATTTAATTCTACAGGTGGAGGTGGTGGAGGTGGTTCTATGGCATCATTAGGTTCAGCAGGTGGTGGTGTAGCATTAGCACCTCCGAGTTCAGGAAGTACATCATTGAATGCAGATGGAACGATTAAGGCAGCTATGGGTAATTCTCAACCAACAATCAAAGCGGTAGTAGTTGAGACAGACATCACCACATCTCAGAAGCGAGTGAACACAATTGAAGAAAGAGCAAGTTTATAATACACAAACAATAGATTATTTATACTTATTAATATGGATAAAGACTTACCGATTTACAGAATGGTTATTGATCCCGACAAAGAAGATTCGGGAGTTGATTATATCGCCTTAGTTGATTCACCTGCAATTCAAGTTAATTGGTTTGCATTTGACCACAAAGAGCAGTTTGCAGTTAACCAGGAACGAAAGATAATCGTATCACCTGCAATGATTCCCGACTTACCGATCTATCGCAGGAACGAGAAGATGGGTGAGTTCTATGTGATATTCGACAAAGAGCAGATTAATATCATGCAGGAGAAGTTCATGAGTAAGAACTATATCAACAATGTAAACGAGATGCATGATGGTTCTAAGAAGTTAGATGGTATCATCATGAAAAATTCATGGGTATCAGATGCATCAATGGGAATCAAAGCACCTGAGATGTTCAGTGATCTTCCCGATGGTACATGGTTTATATCTTACAAGTTCCAAGATGATGAGATGTGGAATGAGTTTGTAAAAAGCGGTAATTTCAAAGGGGTATCGGTAGAGGGGATGTTTGATTTAGTTCCTTATAAGGAAACATTTGAAGATCAATTCTTAAAAATACTAAATCAGATTACACAATACTAAATTTAACTATACTTATATATAAAAAACAAAATGAATTTAAAAGAAGGAATCGAAAAATTGAAAGGTCTGATTGAGAAATTCAATGTAGAACCTATTGTAAGTACAGAACAATCTTTTACAGAAGCTAAGTTGATGGATGGTGTAACTATCGTTCAGTATGATGCTGAGGAATTAGCACAAGGTGTACCGGTTAATGTAGTAACAGATGAGGGAATCCTTCCGATGCCTGATGGAGAATATGTAATGGAGGATGGTTCTAAGTTAGTTGTAATGGGTGGACTTGTAGCAGAATATGAGAAAGCTGAAGAACTACCTGAAGGCGAAACAATCGCACCAGTAGCAGTAGAAGAAGCAACACCTGCAACAGGAGAAATGGAAGTTAAGACTGCACCAAAGCGAGTTATTAAGTCACAAGTTGAAGAGCATATCTTCTCTTTAGAACTTGAAGGATTCGAACCAATAAAGGTAGATTTCAGTTCTATGTTTAAGTCATTAGTTGATGAGAACAAAGCATTGAAAGACATCAACAAAGAGATGTTCGGAATTGTTAAGGCAATCTCTAACGAACCATCAGTAACACCAACAGAAAAGGTAAATAAGCCATTCTCTGTGAAGGAGCAAAGAGCATCTTTCAAAGCTGATATATTACGAATTGAAAAAGAATTAAACAAATAATATTAACTAAATAAATTTAAACAAATGGCTGGATTTACAGTTTCCGATTTAACAGATTATGTTCGCGAGAACGCGGACAGAATTTTTACAGCAGCAATTACACAAGCTGCAACATTACAGTATCCTGGTATCAATATCATTGCAGGTATCAAGAATGCTGAATCAGTAATGAACTTCACAAATACTGCTCCTTTTCAAGCAGGTGGTGTATGTTCTTTTAACGCATCAGGTTCATCAGTTTTCTCTGATAGAATTTTGACAGTAACTAAATTAAAATGGCAAGATACTTTCTGCCCTGAGACATTAGAAGCTAAGTTTTTATCTACGAAATTAATCGCAGGTTCTAACTATGATTCTTTGCCTTTCGAACAGTTAATTGTTGATCAAGTTGTTCAGAACATTGCTTCCGGTATGGAGCAGTTAGTATGGCAAGGTGATACTACTTCAACAGGTAACCAAGTATTGAAGCAAATGGATGGATGGTTGAAAGTAATTGATGCAGCATCTCCAGTGTACGCAACAGCAACAGCAGCTATCACTACTGCAAATGTTATCACTATCTTTGATGATGTTTATGCTAAGATTCCAGTAGCTTTATTGGCAAGACCTGAGTATCCATTAGTAGCATTCTGTGGATGGGATACATTCCGTAAGTTAATCATCGCTCTTAAAGATGCTGATAATTTTAACTTCAATGTAAACACTACAGAAGCATACAAGACTGGTCAGATTACATTACCAGGTAGTGGCTTATCAGTTGTAGCTGTTCATGGTTTAAATACTATCGCAACATCTCAAGCGAAATACAATGATCGTATCGTTTGTTCTTATCCTCAGAACATGGTTTATGGAACTGACTTAGCTAACGAATATGAAGAAGCTAAATTTTGGTATTCAGCAGATGATCAGAACGTAAAAGGTTCTATCAAGTGGAAAGCAGGATGTCAAATTAACTTTGGATCTGAGATCGTGACTTACAAAAATATCTAATTAATCGGGAGAGGGTAACACCTCTCCCTTAAATACTTATAACAAATGCCTTGTATAATAATTAACGGAGTAGAAATCGATTGTGCTGATGCAATTGGTGGAGTAGCTGAGATTTATCTCACCGAGTACACAAATGTTCCTCAAGCGAACATCACAGCGACATCAGGAGTTATTACTGCAATGACTTGTTCAAGTGGTAAAAAGTTTTGGACATTTTATCTTGAGAAAGAGAATGGTCAATTCATGTCTACACCTCAAAGAAGTGTTGAGAATGGTACATTATTTTATGACCAATCTGTTACCTTCACATTGAAAGGTAAGATGACTGCTGCAAAAAGAAACGCATTGCATATCTTATTACAGAATCGTTTAATGGTTATCGTAAAAGATAACAATGGACTTTACCAATTGATTGGACAAGTTTACGGAGCAGATGTAACAGGTGCAGAAGGAACAACAGGAAAAGCATTCGGAGATATGTCGGGTTATACATTGACAATCACCGGTAAAGAGAAAGATCCTGCTAACTTTGTAACTGCAGCATTGCTAACAACATTAACAGTACCTGCTTAACCTTTTTATTTCATAGTTTTTAGGTTTAGAAAAAGAGGAGTGAATCGAAAGGTTCGCTCTTTTTTTTTACACAAAATCGTATTTTCTTATACTTATTTATGATGTTTGTAATCACAAAGAATACTAATACTAATTTGATCTGCACATTGCAGGAGAAAGTGACTTTAACAAGTCCTTACTATTTGTTTGTGTTTACTAATGATGTAACCGATGTAAGTGTTACTTTCTTACAGTCAAACATCAGTACTCACCAGGAGCGATATGATGAGTTCATACTAACAGAAACAAGCGGAACAATAAACTACTCAAGTGGAACAATTGAATTGTTACCATTAGGCAGTTGGACTTATAAGATATACGAACAAGCATCAAGCACCAATCTGATTGAAGCTAATGCAGGTAATTTATTAGAGATAGGAATGGCTAAGGTAATCGGAACAAACGAATCTTACTCAACCTATAATGGTCAGGATATAACATATAAAGTACATGAGCGAAACCAGTAACGTATTATACATAAAGTTTGAGAATCATAAAGTTCCCGAATTTAAAGAGGTAAAAAATAAGGAGTATATCTACTTTGGTGAGGATAATAACTATCCCGATTACCTTATAGAGTTGTATCTAAGATGTGCGAAACACAATGCTATTATCAATGGCAAGACTAACTACATCTATGGAGGTGGTTTAGTTACTGATGATAAGACCTCAACAGTTAATCAGAAAGCAATTACTCAGAAGTTTATTAGTAAGCTGAAACCTTTTATCAATGACATGATTAAGGATTTTGAGTTATTTAATTCGATTGCAATCGAGATAATATATGATAAATTGGGGAATGAAATCGCTGATTTCGCATATATGCCCATCAGTAAGATCAGAACCAATGCAGATGAATCAGTATACTTCTATTCAAACGATTGGAAACAATCCAAACAGACAGAAGAAAAAACGGGATTTAAAGAGTTAGCACCATTTGATTATGAGAACAAAGTTAAGGGAAGTCAGTTGTTTGTATTTAAGCTGAAGTCACCTAAGAATGGTGTTGATAAGAACGTATATGGTATACCGAATTATATCGGAGCAACATCTGCAATAGAGACAGACATTGAGATATCTAACTTCCATTTGAATAACATCAAATCGGGATTCAGTATGGGACAGATTATATCGTTCAACAATGGAGTTCCTCCAACAGAAGAAGCAAAGAAGCAGATTGAAAGACAGATAAAGCAGAAAGCTACCGGAACAGATAAAGCAGGTGGGTTAGTGATTACGTTCAACGCATCTCAAGATAATGCACCTACAATACAGTCATTCAGTCCGAATGATTTAGATAAGCAGTTCATTGAGATAGGCAAACGAGTTGATCAGGAGATATTCACATCGCATAACATAGTTAGTCCAGTGTTATTTGGGGTATCAACACAAGGAGCATTAGGGCAAAGGAATGAGATGTTAGATGCCTATGAGTTATTCCAATCGACATACATTTCTATCAGACAAGGAATCTTAGAGGATATTATCAATGAGTTCTCTTCTTACTTTGGTATTGCTAATTATATCTACTTTGCTAAATCAACACCATTAAAAAGTAGTATTCCTGAATCATTAATTCAACAAGCATATACACCTCAAGAAGTTAGAGAACTGTTAGGATTAAAACCATTAACACAAGATAAAACACAAGCAGGTCAAGCTGTAATCGATGCAATTAATACATTAAGTCCATTAGTAGCGAATAAGGTTCTCGAAAGTATGACAGCCGATGAGATTAGAGGATTAGTGGGATTAATGCCAACATCAAAACAACCATCATTATTTAGTGCTGAAAAAAAAAAGTGTGAACATCAGTGGTTCGATAACATCGGAATAAAGGCATCTGATTGTACCATCTTATACGAAAGAGATTATGAAGGGCAGAGCGATGAGGATTGTATTGAGACATTTAAGAAAGAGAAATTTGCTGAAGAATTACTGACTAATGAGAAAGCTATTATAGACCTTTTAAGCAAGGATGTATTAACGCCAAGCGAGAGTATCGCAAAGGTATTAAAGATTAGCACAGCCGAAGTAAATGACATCATTACATCATTAGTTGAGAGGGGTTATTTAAGTTCGGGAAGTGAACCAACAAAGAAGGGCGAGAAAGCAAGTGAAGATTCAAAGACTGACAATATCGAAGTTAAGTATCGTTATGGATGGAGAGCAGGATTCGATGCAACAGACAAAAAGAATAGCAGAGATTTCTGTGTTGATTTATTAAACAAAGATAAGTTATACTCACGATCAGAGATTGAAACATTAAACAATGAACAGGGATTAGATGTGTGGGAGTCTAGAGGTGGATGGTGGAATAAAGGCGGTGTAAGTGTTCCATTTTGTAGACATCTTTGGAAACAAGTAGTAATAAAAACAAATTAAAATGGCAGAAATATTATTTATATCAGAGCAGTACATTAAAGATACATCCTATATCGATGAGAATGTAGACATCAAGTTATTGCGTTCAAGTATCTTAGAGACACAAGATATCCGTATCTTATCTATATTAGGCACAGCTTTATACAATGACTTAAAGAGTAAGATCTCTAACAATACAGTCAATTCAACCACTGGCTATAAGACCTTATTAGATACCTATGTATCACCTGCTTTAAAGTATTGGGTGTTACATGATGGAGCGTATATCTTACAGTATAAGATCATGAACAAGGGAGTAGTTACTCGCAGTTCTGAGAATGCTGAGACAATCGGAGTAGCTGAGTTAGATAGATTAATGGCATTCTTTAAGGATAGAGCAGAGTTCTATTCTGATCGTATTACCAGGTACTTATTAGAGAACGATACTACCTATCCATTATACAATGATGCAGGGAATGGTATCGATACAGTTCAACCGGTGGTTAATAATTTTACTCAAGGGTGGTATTTAGGGGAAGGTCTGAATAGTTATGGATTAGATATTGATTATGGTAAACTAAACAATTGCTAAATGAAAAGAGACATATCTAAGAAGGTAGAACAAAAAGTTAAGGACTATTTTATAAAGAAAAAGAATGACATTAAATCAAATAGTTCAGCAGCTTCAAGAAATAGCAAATAATCACCTCCAGGTTAATACATGGGGATTTGGTGACATTTGGGAGATAGCTGCAAGTGGTGACATTCAGTATCCATTAAATTGGGTAACATTAGAAGGAGTGGATGTAAGTACTTCTGCAAAGACAGAGACTTATAAGTTCTCTTTGCTGTTTATGGATGCTGTGAAGAATGGCGAAGTGAACGAGACAGAGGTACTATCGGATCAGTTGAGTATTGCAAAGGATTTCTTAGCACAGTTAAAGCATCCATCTTACGATTGGAACTTTCAGGATAACGTAAGTACATTGGAAGATTTCACAGAAAGATTCGTGGATAGTGTATCGGGATGGAAGATGAGTATAGCTTTTGTTCTGCCATTCACAAGTGATCGATGTGCAATGCCATATGTAGGTAATGTATCACCGAGTGCTGTCTGTCCAGTTGTAACCATATACAGTTCAACCGGAACGATTATAACAACAGTAGCAGCAGGAGGAAGTTACACAACAACAGCAGGAAGCTGTTCAGGAACATATGAAATCTATGTGAACGGGGTATTGAATCAGAGTGGATCATCGACAAATTTTGCAACAGAAACATTTAATATAACTGCATAATGGCATTAACAATAAATCTTACAGGAGTAGAACCTGCATTTGCAAAGAACACAGCTTTTAATAAAAACTTCGGAACATCTTCCGGTGATATTTTATTATTAGGTAGTACAAGTGTAGCGAGTAAAGTATTAGTAACAGATTCTAATAATAAGGTAAAAACAAGTTCTACAACAGAAACACAGCTTAGTTACTTAGATGCTACAAGTTCTATACAGACGCAGTTAGGAGATAAAGTTCCTTATACTGGTGCAGCATCAGATGTTAATTTAGGGGAGTTTGGTATTCAGTTAGGGAATTTGGAATTTGATAATACACCTACAAATCTACCGACAGCAGCAGGTTCAATGTACTACAATGATACTGATGGAACATTAGATTTAAAATTAAAAGGTGGGAATGTAACTTTACAAATCGGTCAAGAGCAAGTAGTAAGAGTAGTTAATAAGACTGCGACAAACATTACTTTATTAGAAGCAAATTATCAAGCGGTAAGAGTAACGGGGTCACAAGGTCAAAGATTAAAAGTAGATTTAGCATTAGCAACAAATGATGTATTATCTGCTGAGACGATAGGATTAGTAACCGAAACAATAGCAAACAACCAAGAAGGATTTATAACTACAAGTGGATTAGTAAGAGGTATTAATACAACGGGAAGTTTACAATCTGAAACGTGGGCAGATGGTGATATACTTTATTTAAGTGGAACAACAGCAGGAAACATAACAAATGTAAAACCTCTATCACCTCTACATTTAATAGTTATTGGTTATGTAGTTTATTCGCATATAACACAAGGTACTATCTATGTTAAGGTAGATAATGGTTATGAACTTGAAGAGCTTCATGACACTTTACTAACAAGTGAAGCAGATAAGGATATTTTAGCATACGAAAGTTCTACAAGTTTGTGGAAGAATAAAACTGCTGCAACATTAGGAATAGTTGAAACAAGTAATTCAGCATTAACAGATACAAGAATAAGAAAGGTATCAGTACAAAGTAACACCGATGCATCAACAAGTGCAACAACAGCGGAGACAGTATTAAAGACTTTATTAGTTCCTACATTAGGAGCAAACACTACGTTAAAAATAATGGCTCAATGTGGTAAGGTAGGAACGGGTTCGAATGCAGTTTTTAAAATGTACTATAATACTACACCTGATTTAAGTGGCTCACCAGTTCAGATTGCATTAAGTAACTTTATTGCAGCATCTTTATTTGCTCCATTCAATAGAGATATAACAAACAAAAATTCAGTAACTGCCAATTCAGTATTTCCTGCTACAGCATCTGCTGCTACCGAAGCATTATCTTCAACAGCAAGAACGGATATAAATATTAATTTGAGTGGTAAATACATTGTAATTACAGGTAAAGCAGGAGTAGTAGGTGATTCAGTTAGAGTAGATAATGCACGTTTATTAATTGAGGAATAATGATAACAATTAAAGCAGTAAAAAATACTATAAAAAGTATTGATGAAAAAGGAAAGACAGTTGAAAACATTGTTGTTTATCCTGAAAGAGAACTAACAGAAAAAGAAAAACAAACCATTATTAGCGTAGATTGTGATGGCGAAAATTATATTTATTTAACTTAAAAACATCTCTCCATTATGACTAAATTATTAGATTACCTTGACGTTCCAGTATTGCATTTTATTGCTATTGCGATTACATTTACCGATATTGAAAATGCTTTAAAATTATTTTCTTTACTATTAGCAATTGGCTATACATTATGGAAATGGAGAAGTGAATTTTTAAAGAAAGGCAAATGAAAAAGAAAACAGAATCCGTTATTACTATAACGAAGGCAAAGAAAAAAGGTGTAGCAAAGAAGCATCCCAATAAAAAGGAAAGCAATAAACCATACAAGGCACAAGGGCGATGAATGATATATCAGACCATATCAGCTATAACGAAGCTACACAATCACCAACAGCTATTAGATTCGGTATTGAGAACATACCTACAGAACATCAGTTGTTTGCGATGAGAATTGTTGCAAATGCTTGTTTTGAACCATTACGCAAATGGTATGGGAAACCTATAAAGATCAATTCATTCTTTAGAAATACATTTCTGAATCAAAAGGTCAATGGAAGTTTGTCCAGTCAGCATTGTAAAGGTGAAGCAATTGATCTGACCGCAGGAAGCAAAGCGGAGAATAAAAAGTTATTCGATTGGTGCAAAGCTAACTTAGTCTTTGATCAGCTTATCAATGAATACGATTACACCTGGATACATATCTCTTTTAGACAAGGTCAGAATAGGAATATGGTAGTGGTAATAAAATAAAAAAGCTAATAACAATTTCCATAAAGTTAACCAATTAGGTAACCTGTTGATTCAGGTACTTGCTTTAATAATAGAAAAGTCAAAGATATGGAAAAACTTAGGGAAATAATCAACAATCTTTTAGATTCTTTTAAAACAAATGCAAACGGATTTTCTGCTCGTAAGATTTCTGCTTTTGTCATTATCGTTATGGTTGTAGTGCTACATATCAAATGGTTTCAGAGTGATAAGTGGGAATATGTGGGTGAGATATTGGCATTAGATTTCGCTTTTGTTTCTGTAGCTTTGGGAATGACCACATACGAAGCAATAAAGAAAAACAATCAACCAAAGGAATAAAGAGTACATTTGCTTAAACCAATACAAAACATATGGGACATTTTAAACGAGTATTCTTCGATATTGAAACATCCTACATGATCGGTTGGTTTTGGAGACCATCATTCAAAACATCTATAACATACGACCAGGTACTTAACGATAGTGCAATTATTTGTATCTGTTACAAGTATGAAGGCAGTCCAAAGATATACCATCTGAAATGGAATAAAGGATGCGATAAAGAGATGATAAAGAAATTTGTTGAGATTATCAACGATAGTGATGAAGTAGTTGGTCACAATTCGGATAGATTCGATTTAAAGTGGATTAGAACACGATGTTTAATTCATGGTCATAAGTCACTACCTGAGTTTAAATCTATCGATACACTAAAGATTTCACGCCAAAAATTTAACTTCCCATCCAACAGATTAGATGCTATCGGCAAGTATTTAGGATTCGGTGGTAAGAAAGATACTGGAGGTATACAATTATGGCATGACATCATTCAAAGAAATAGCAGTAAAGCTATGACATTGATGGTTGAATACTGTAAAAGGGATGTGGAACTATTAGAAAAAGTATATCTAAAGTTAGAAGGATTCGCTAAACCAAAAACACATATCGGCAGATTTATGGATAACGATTCCTGTTCATGTCCGAAATGCGGATGTGAAAAAACTTATCTAAATAAACCTATTATTTTAGCAAGTGGATCTGTTTTGGCGAATATGCATTGTCAGGAATGTAAAAAATACTTTTCAGTTAGTTTAAAAACTTATAATAATCGATGAAAGTAATCAATGACATCCAGTTAGAGATCACGCAGATTATCATTAAAAAGAACAATCTATTGAGCAGAAGGGATATCTGTTTATTTAAGAGAATTATCTTTATTACAAAGATTCTATCCGTATCTGAAGAGACTTACCTTGTAGAGAATAACTATGTAAAATGCTCAGCTTTGTACCTGGATGATGAAGGATGGATTAAAGTAAAGGAAAATTATACTGAACTATCAGAAATGCATTCAGATTGGTTTGATCGTAGCGTTAAGGAAAGTGAAGAGAATCTATCGAATGAGAGTATAAATCCATCCTGCGGAGATAGCACCTGCAATAAACTGCCATAAAAGTACTGTTAATTTTCGTTTTCTGATACTTTTGCCTTGTTCCTCAATCAATCTATCTGCTGACTTGTTTAAGGTCTTTAAATCGACTATAATAGATTCATCTATCTTAACTACATTCTGCAAGGTATCAAATGCAGCTTTATATGCTTTCTCGTTGATTGCTGACTTAATCCATTCGTTCATCTCAGCACCAGTAAAACAATACTTAGCGGTATCCTTTTGAGCGTAAGAATGAATCGATAAAGATAAGGCGAGTACTATCAGAATTAGTGTAGTGGGTTTCTTCATTGGCTGAGGTGTTGAATATGTTTGTGATGTTTACTTTTGATTTCTCTCTGATGATCTCCTTGTCATGGATTATACGAATGGTACTATCCTTTACTTTTATGTATGTCTTATACTCGTTTTTTGTAGGATCAGGCATTTTAGTTAGGTACATGAATATAACTATAGCTATAATTCCGATGTAGATGTAATCTCGTTTCATTACTCTTGTTTAAATATTTGTTTATAGTATTCCTCTGCTGTTTTATCTGTGCTATATTTGCCTTCGTTATATGCATCCCAATAAGCATTTATTATCTGCACTTTCTCCATTGCTTTGGCGTGATGAATAACAGTTGATAATTCCTTTCCACTATGCAATTGTTCTATCAACCATTCTACTGCTGTTTGTTTCATTAGTCTTGTTTGTTTAGTATTTCTTTTAACTGCTTAAATATACTTTCGTTTTGCTCTCCCCAATACATATCACATTTGCCATCCTTAATAGGAGATTCCATAAAGTAAGATTGCATCATTGATTCCTCAGATGTGTATCTTTTGCACTGGTCTTTGATTGGGCAGTTTACACCTCTGCATTTGGTTATGTCGCTCATTTATCTATAATTAGAATATAATACTTCTGTGTATTTGCTTTGTCTCGTTTCCCAATTGGAAACTTCTTCCTTTGTGAATATTTCGTAGTGTGCAATATTATCAATGAACTTTATCATCCAATAGAAATCTGATTGTTTTTTTGTAACATCTAAAAATGCTTTCTTATTAATATACCAATCAGTAGAATGAGATGATACTGCTTTAACATCAATAGTTATATTACCATCTAAAATTATATCACATTCTTTTACTGGATAGTTTACTTCTGATTTATTTCTTTTGTATACTCTATTTTGTTTTTCTAAAACTTCGCATACTGCTAACTCACCCATTGCACCTAATATATCAATTTGTAACTCATTTGTTCTGATCTGAGCAATTGGTCTCAATCTTTTGTTATTGTTTTCGTATAGTCTTTTTCCTTCGATTTCAGCTAATGCCCGAATCTCTTTGCTGACTGTAGTGTAGTTCATAGTTTTATTTTTAAATGCATTGTAACAAACCTTGTGTTATAGTGCAAAATTAAGTTATGATTAATGGTTATACCCTTTCTATTGTAAAACAAATGTAAGGATATAACCTTGTTAGTGATAGTTAATGTTTTACATATTAGACAAAATGCGTTTTTTTGTTTGTAATATCCAACATTATAGCTAATAATCAGGGTTAATGTTAGTTATTTTATACATAGAATTAGGGTAACTGGTCGCAAATATATGCTATATTTCGGACAGATAATCAATAAAGCAATAATAGTGAAAGATAAACTCATCAAAGTTATGAACTAACCAATACTGACCTCCTGCATTCTCTATGGCATTCTGATACTTTATCTGATCCAGTGACTGTTTGTCTTTCATCTTAACCTCAATCTTTACACTTCTGCCTTGAATCGTTGCAGAGATATCAGCACTTCCTTTCTGCCCTGTTCCTTTCTGCCATTCTACACTACCTATCATTCGCTTCTGTCCTAATGCATCAGATACTACCTTTGTCTTATCAATCATTCTGCCAGTAGTATTAATTCGCTCAGCTTGTCCTCCATGCAGATTGATCCAGGCAATTACGCACTTCGTTAATCCATTGGCGGTCTTATCGGTAAACTTAGTTAGCGGAATGTATGCAGGAGGCATTGATGGATACTTCTTGCATTCCTCTGAATGCTTAAGTTCTATTAGTTTTTTCAGCATTTCAAATATTTATAAATCATTTGTAAACTTACACCTAATAACTCAGCAAGATCCTTTTTATCAATATCAGGATTAGACTTTAATATCTCTATACATTTCTCTTTGTTAGTCTTGTCCTTATGATTAAACATTACCTTCTTTGCATCATTCTTTACAGCAGAATCAATCTTAATCTTCTTTGCCATATTAACAAAATACTTACTCAGCTTCTCTGCTTTCAATACACTATCTTTACTTATCGATAGCATTTCTCCTTTATGACAATCATAGTAATCAAATAGATGAATCATTAATGCAAATCTCGGAATGTATGACTTCTGTTTTGGCAGCATCGACTTCATGTATTCATTCTCAAATTCGCTGTTTTGAACTTTGGTAATCTCATTGAATATCCTCTTCCATTCTTTTTTAGCTTCAGTATCAAATTTGCAAATGTAAGATTGAATCTCACCTTCATTAGTATACTCAATTAATTCTCTCTTTACTACTTGATAGAAGGTAACAATGTAATCATTATACCAGGTTAATATATCTTCAGACATCTCATTCTCATTGTAGTGATCAACCTCCAGTTCAGGAAAACAAGTAAGCATCCTATCAATGAATCCATTATCTTTATTCTCTTCAGTAAAGAATTGCGTTAAAATAGATGGTTGTATACCTCCCAATACCGGAATGATTGGACTTTCTACAAATGAACTCTTAGCTGTCTTTCTGTTTAATGTTATTCCTTTGTTTGACCAGGATGATAACCAAAACTCTAAGTCTGATCCTGCTCTATACTTGTTCATGTCCTTAAACCATCCTGCTAACTCATCCTTAAATACACCTACACTATTCTTATTCTCTTCATGCAGTTCAATTAATGCTTCTTGAGTGATGTCATTAACGATAAACTGCGTCTTAAATGGCTTCTTAATCTCTTCAGTATATTCCTTTTCTTTCTTATCTAACTCAACAAATGCCTCATATTTTTTGTACTGCTTAATGAATGTCTTTATTTCTGTATTGTTCAGCTTCGATAATGGTTGTATGATGTGAGATATACTCGGAGTCTTTCCGATACCTGCCTTACCTACAATACTTATCCATACATTGACTGATTCAATCCATCCCGACTTAACCTGAATCTTAAAACTATTACCGATGATTACAGATATTAGCCATAACAATGAGCATCCCATAAAATCGATTGAACTGTCTAATGTCTTATTACATTCAAGCAGGTAGTTCTGTATTCTAATCGGGAAGATCTCAATAGGGAACTGGAGGTCTTTCTTATCAATCTTAATAACTCTACTCAATGTCTCTACTTCCTTAATTACTCTGCTACCATATCCTTTTGAATAAAGTTCCTTAGCAGATGCACTCCAGTCTCCTTTGTGATATTTATAGGTATAGACTGCAAATGGATTCAATCCTTTTTCATTAGGATACTGTGTTCCGGTAGTGAATAAGAACATTAAGTCCTTATCATGGAATAAGTATCCGCTATGAGCAGATGTCGCTCCATGTCTCCGAATAATGGTCTTGTTAGATAGCTTCTTAATTACATCGAACTCATCCTCTATCAATTCCCATACAGATGTCCTGGTGTTATAATCATCCCATACAGATACAGATACATTAATCGATTGCTTATGAACCTTATGATCAATCTTCACCTCATCCTCAATATGGTTATAGTACTTACTACATTGAAACAGTACTTCTCTATCCTTAATGGATATTTCTGATATCTGAGTATAGTTTTTCTTAGAGATGCAGTTATCATAAATAAAAACATAACCTGCCTTCCCTCTCGTTTCAATAATTGCTTCTTTATAATCCTTTAACTTAGCAATCTTCTGATTTCCTCCGATCTCCTCGCATTTGTAAAGAATGTGGTATCCATTGTTTACTGTCTTATAGATGACAAATTTGGTATCGAAATCATCAATATTATCATTCAAAAAGGAAATGTACTCATTCCAAAAGTCCTGCTGCATTTTTAACGATGGTAGAATCTTTAAATCAATATCGATAACTTCCAGGTTATTATAACCGGTGCAGATACCAAATCCTTTTGTTGTATCTAAATTATAGTTCCTTTCCAAATCATTCTTTGTAATCTGCTCTGTTTGGTATTTCTTCCATTGAACATTAGGTACTTTCTTATCTCCAATAGTAATGATAGACAAGTCATGATCAAGTAATTTGTTAAGATATGATAGGGATATTTTTTTCATAGTTTTTATAGTAGATTGCAATGATACAAAAATATTTCGATTTTAAACTCTTTAAACCAATTTTAAACCAAACATTTCAATGTTAATAGGCATTTACAGGTTTTTAAACCAGGTACAGGTTTAAAGTGTAAAATCAATATTTTTTTTTCAGAAATTTATTTTATTTTATTTTTCTGTTTTTAAACCATAAAGGTTTAAAGTATTGATTCTATTGCCTTATATCGTTTTTTTTGGTTTAAAATGGTTTAAAAAGTTTAAACCATAATAAAACCTATAAATTTCTTTTATAGGTCTTATTATTAGTTACTTACCTAAAAAGGCATATCATCTACTATTGGAGCAGGTAATGATTTTATGGTCGGTGCTGTACCAATTACTTCTACTTTCCAACATTCAATTGTATTAAAGTACTTTACTTCACCTTTTGGACTCATCCATTCCTTGCCTCTTAAATTAATCTCTAAGGATACTTCTGTTCCGACTGATAGATTATCAAGCATAACACATTTATCATTCGTACATTGTACTGAGATGTGCTGCGGATACGTTGGATTGTCATTGGTGGTAATCACCAATTCTCTTTTCTTGAACTTATCGGATACCTGTTCTGTTTGTCCGACTAACTTTACTTTGCCTTTTAGATTCATTTTTTTTGTTTTTAGTTAATTTTACCTAATTTATTATTAATTTTACTTGCATACTCATCAAGGTACTCTCGGCATTTTACAACCTTGTCAATAATCTCCTGGACTAATTGGGAATCTGATTCCACATTATACGCAGTCCATCTTTCCTCAATCGGCATATCTGAGTAGATCACCTCATTACCAAAGTTACATTCTTCCGGTGTATCACATAGACCATAGAATAGAATAGCTTTTGGTTTATTGTACAGTTCCATGTATCCTCTTAACTGCCACTCGTAATCCTTATCTAATCCATTACAAGCTGCATGAAGTCCTTTTCTGTTCCATACCGACTTAACATCAACAATGGTATCATCTAACTGCACATCGCAAGTACCAGTAAAGTATTCATCTTCCTTATGTTCATCGTTCTTAAATGCTAATCCTTTGTCTAAGACAGATGCCATTAAGTCAATACATTCAATCTCAACCATGTTGCCCTTATCGAAGTATTTAGAATGGATTTCTTCATTATCATTGGCGTACCAGTTCTCTAAGTATGTTTTGCATCCTGCTGATAATTCTCCTTTAACCTTAGCATTGGACATAATTTGTCCAATTGCTGAGCATCTGATCTTAAATAATCGCATCTCTTACCTCCTTACTTAACTTGTATTTCGTTTCTACTTGCTCAATCGTAGCTTTGCCATTTGTGATTGCATCCTTTACTTTGATGAAGTTTGGACTGTCTAAGATCAGATCAGGCAATGTCTTAAGTACTTTCTCAGATTTGATACGCAATGCATCAATAAACTCTCCGAATGCTTTAATCTTAATCACCACTAACTTGAATGATGTTCCAA